GCCTCTGATGTCATCAACGTGGAGCTCTCCGCCGCAAACACGAAAGGCATCATGATCAGTGCCGTAATTCTAAGGAACGCTGATCAAACAACGCCCGCAATTGGCAATGAGGTCTTTACCGGCAATATTGATTACGCGACAACCGGATATCTTGCCCTGCAGGATGTTGTCACAGGCGACGGCATCCAGTTGACATCGGTGCAGGAGGGATCGTGGCATTCAGGCGGCGGGCTTAAAGCATATACCGGCGATGGCTCGACGACTGATATTGTCGCTAACGGCGGCACCAACGCTAACAACTCAGCATCTAATTGCCTTTGCTATCAGTTATTTGCGGGTAAATCCGCCGAGTCGGTCGAAAGCCGGATTGAATTCTCTGGAGTGGCGAGCCGTGGAGTGGCGTTCTCGCTTGTCATTCAGGCGGCGGCATAAACTCCGCGCGCGGGGGTTGCGACAACAACCCACGACAGAAGCCGCCCCGCTGCCTGAATGCCACGAATAAAGAGGAGCAAAACTAATGAGAATCGCGTCCGGAACCAGTGACCAGTATGTGTACTTCAAGGCTGTTGACGTGACGGACAGGGTAACGCCGGAAACGGGCCTGACGGAGTTCACTGTCTATCGGTCGCGGGACGGTGCGGCAGCGGCGGCGATGACTACTCCGACGACCAATGAAATAGATGCCACCAACATGCCGGGTATTTACGGACTTTTGCTTGATGAGGATATGACAGTCGGCGCGGGCAATGTCACGGAAGCCATGGCTTTCCATATCACCGAGGCGAGCATGGACCCGGTTACAATTGAAATTGAGCTGTTCGTTCCGCCTCCCACCAATGCGGAGTTTGAGGCGCGGACGCTCGATACAGCCGACTATGCCACCGCCGCAGCGGCATCAACAACAGATGGCAAGGTTGATTCTATTCTTGCGGACACCGACGAATTGCAAAGCGATGACGTGCCGGGCCTGATCGCGGCCCTTCATAATTTCGATCCGGCGAATGATGTGGTTGCCAATGTGACGCTGGTTGCCACAACCACGGCCAACACCGATATGCGCGGCACGGACAGCGCCGCAACAGCGGCCGCCCTGACGGCAGTGGGCGCTGACGTGACGGATATCAAGGCCAGCACCGATCAGATAGTATTTACCAAGGCAGGCGAGATTGACGCGAACACCCAGAGCATCAATGATGCAGGCGTAACCGGAGATGGCAACGCAATCCCCTGGAGGGGTGAATAAATGGCTATCGGCTATTCCTGGTCGGAAGGATCGTGGGCGTATGGATCATGGGCTCCGGGCGCGTGGTTTCCAGCGCCGCCCATCCCAAAATCAAATCGCCGGTATAATATCCAGATGGACAGCCGCCGTCATGCGGCGCATGAAGGAGACGGTATGAGCAAGCCGCTTGTTATTTATCAGGACCGGGATGAGGTCCTTGACCATACGTTGCTTTGGCAGCGGGCGCTCAAGGGCGATACAATATCAACTGTTGATCATGAGGCGTCCGGTGTCACGCTGGCGTCAACCCCCGCCCCTTCATATACATCCAACACAACGGAATATTGGGTCAAGGACGTTATTGGCAACAGCGGCAAGATCGTGACGACAATTGTCACAGACGGCGGACGGACTATCCAGAAGACGGCCTATTTCAAGGAAAGGGTCTCCTGAAACCGGAGACGTGACCAATGGCAAAACCCGGGATAAAGAAGCTGACGGCGCGGGAAGAGCGGTACGCCGAGGAATTTCTGGTGTGCCGGAACAAGACAGTTGCCGCCCGTCGCGCCGGGTTCAGCGACCGATCCTCCGCCCAGATAGGATGGGAAATCCATAACAAGCCGCATGTCAAGGCGTATATCCGCAAACGCACGGAGGAGGTGCTGAAACGGCTGGACATACAGCAGGAGGATATCATCCGGGGCCTTCTCCATGTCGCCGATCTCGATCCTGCCGATATGTTCGATACCAACGGCAACATGCTGGCGATCAGGGACCTGCCGCCTGAAGTACGCCGCGCCATTGCGGGGTTTGACATTACAAAAACAACCGTCCGGAACGAGGAGACCGGCGAGGAGGAAACGACGCAGATCGCCAGAATACGTTTCAATGACCGGATGAAGGGGCTGGAAGGGCTGGGCCGGACCATCGCCATGTTCACGGACAATCAGGCGATTGGCGGCATGGTTGGCGGCCATCCCATGACCATAAATTTTATCCCGGTCGGACGTGATCGGGACAAATGAATGAACGCGACCGCCGGGGCTGTCAACATAGATGTGGAGATCGTTGACAAACTGATCCCCGCCATGACAAAGCCGAAGCGGATCAAGATCATTGTCGGTGGGCGCGGATCGACCAAATCCACAGGCGTAGCCGACTGGTGCATCAGCGAGGTATCGACAGGCAAACTCTGGTGCTGCGCCCGTGAAACCCAGAATTCCATCGCCGAAAGCGTCCATCGCACCAATCTTGGCGAGATCGAGCGGCTTGGCCTGCCCGGCTTTGTCGATACCAAGACCGAAATCCGCCATCCCTACAGCGGCGGACGGATATTCTACCGTGGGCTGTCGCGCAATATTACGTCGCTGAAATCAACCCTCTCCGGCGTCCACAAACTCTGGGTCGAGGAGGCGGAGGATGTGTCCGTCAACACGCTGCGGGTGCTGACGGCCTCCGTCCGGCTGAATGCTGCCGATACGGTCAAAGCCATTGCCGGTGCCGATATCCTGTTCCCGGAAATCATTTTCACCATGAACCGGGGCGCGCGCGACGGGGCGATAGCGCAGACATACCTCAAACGGGCCGAGGCGGAGCTTGAGCGCTGCGGATATTACGAAGACGACACAATCATGGTGGTCCAGCTCAACTATACGGACATGCCGCAGAAATGGTTCCTGCAAAGCGGTCTGGAGCAGGAGCGCAAGGATGATTTCGAGCAGATGAGCCGCGCCGCATACGATCACAAATGGCATGGCGCCTATCTCGACGAGATTGACAACGCGATCATCAAGAAGGAGTGGGTCGACGCGGCCACAGATGCGCATCTCCTGCCTCACCTGAAAGCCGCCTTCAAGCCGCACGGGGCGCGGATAGCCGCCCATGACCCGTTCGACGACGGCAGCGACGCCGGTTCCTATGTTCTGCGGCATGGATCTATCATCGAGTCCGTGAAGATCATAACGAAGGGCGAAATTGACGAATGTTGCGACTGGGCCACCGATCTTGCGATTGAGGATAATGCCGACTGGTTTATCTGGGATGGCGACGGCATGGGAACAGGCCTGAAGCGTCAGGTCTCGACGAATTTCAAGGGGACGCATATCCGGTATCACCTGTTCAAAGGCAGTCTGTCAGGCTCCGCCCAGGACAATGCCGGGCGCACCTACATGCCGGTTGAGGATGAAAATACGGAGGGCGTCAGAAAGAGGCGGCTCACTTACAGCGACGTTTTCCTGAATAACCGGGCGCAGAAATACATCGATCTCGCGACCCGTCTTTACAACACCTATCGCTGCGTCGAGCGCGGGGAATACGTCGATCCCGCCGAAATGCTCTCGATCAACTCGAAGGGTGTCATCAACCAGCATGGCGAGAATAATATGAGCGGACTGAGATCACAGCTTTGCCGGATACCCATGAAGGTGCGTTCATCGAGAGCACTGAAGCAGATCCTTGCCAAAGCTGAAATGAAGGCTCTCGGCATACCGTCTCCCAACGAATCTGACGGCATCATGATGTCCCTCTGGTCACCTCCCGTGGCGCGGCCGGAACCGGACATGAGTACTCCTAAACTGAAGAGATTGTAAGCATGGAAGAAGCCAAGGAGACGCCGGTCGTCCCGAAGGACGAACAGCTTGACAGATTCAAGCAGGACCTGGTGCTAGATGCCGATGTCACGCTTGAGGAGCAGATCAAGGCCAACAGCGATATGCGGTTTGTCCATGTCGATGGCGGCATGTGGGAAGGCCACCTTGAGGATATCTACGGTGACCGGGCAAAGTTCGAGTTTGATCTCGCCTCGCAATACCTCGACCGGTTCATTGGTGAGTGGAACGAAAACCGCGTTTCCGTCGAGTTCAAGCCGAAGGATCACAAGACATCCGACGATGACAGCGAGTTGATGAACGGCATCTATCGCGCGGATTACAGCGAGTATTTCGGCGAAACAGCCGTCGATAACGCCGTCGATGAGGCGGCCTGTTGTGGCTATGGGGCGTTCATCCTCCGGACCTGCTATGAGGATGAGAGCGATGAGGAGAACGATCTTCAGCGGATTTCGTGGGGCGATATTCATTCGGCCTACAGCCATGTTTACTGGGACAGTTCCGCCAGATGTATCGACAAGCGCGATGCGCGCTGGTGCACGGTGCTTGAGCCTTACACAGACAGGGGATTCAGGGACATCTGGCCGGACAAGGACCCGGTATCGGCTTATGCGCCGGAAGACTCCCGTCATCTCGACACCGCGCTTACCTCGGTTGATACCGTCTTTATCGCCACCCGATATGACGTGGTGAAGAAGTTCGAGGATCTGTTTATCTACAACGATCTGGAAAATGGTGATCAGGTCCGCGTTTATGCCGACGCCCATGAAAAGATCAAGGATGAGATGGCGGCCAACGAGTTCATGAAATTCGTCCGCAAGCGCCGCATCCTTCGTCAAACGGTCCAGAAAACCGTGTTTTCAGGCTCCTCTATCCTTGAGAAATCCCGCCGCATTGCCGGGAAATGGATACCGGTTATCCCTGTTTATGGTCACCGGGTTTACGTGGACGGTATAGAGCGGTATCGCGGGCTGATCCGCAAGATCAAGGACCCGTCACGGCTGTTCAATATGCAGGTATCGCAGCTTGCCGAGAACGCCGCCGGGAACGGTCAGGAAATCCCGATCTTCGCGCCTGAGCAGATGGATAACCAGTATATCAAGAATATCTGGGCCAACAAGAACAACGAGCCTTACCTGTTGGCCGTGCCGCTTTATGACGAGGATGGAAAAATCCTTCATGCAGGGCCAACCGGCTACCAGAAGCCCGCAGGCATTGACCAGACCACAGCCGCCCTGATGCAGGTAGTCATGACCTTCCTGCATGAGCATACCGGCGGCGCCCCGCAGGAGACAATCAACCCGGATATGTCGGGCAAGGCGATCCAGGCGCTGATGAAGCGCGAAAACATGAACACGCAGAATATCCAGGACAACATCAGGAACGCGATCCGCTGGTCGGGTGAGGTCTATCTGGAAATGGCCCGCGATGTATATGACAGCGAGCGGATGCTCAACATTATAGGCCGCGACGGCTCGGAAAAATCCGTGCAGCTGTTCGAGACGGTCCTCGATGAGGAGAGCGGAAAGATTCAACAGATCAACCGCCTTGACGGAAAGCGGTTCAAGACCATCGCCGATACCGGCCCCGCGTATGAGACTTTGCGCGAGCAGACCGTCGAGGACCTGAAAGGCACGCTCGAAGCCCTTAATGGTCTTGGCAAGGGCGAGCAGTACGCCGATGCGATTATTGCGATCATCCTCGAAAATATCTCGGGCGTCGGGCTTGGTCCGCTGAAAGACCTCAACCGCAAGCTTATGCTGACGCAGGGCCTGGTCAAGCCGGAAACGGACGAAGAGAAGCAGATGCTTGCCGAGATGCAGAAGCCGAAGGATGATCCCGAGGCCGATCTCGCGCGCGCCGCTGCACGTCAGCAGGACGCCGAGGCGCAAAGCCTTCTGGCAAGCAGCGAGCAGAAACGTGCCGACGCGGCCAAGAAGGCGGCGGAAACCGAGGAAATCAAGGTCGAGACGCAGCTCAAGCGGCATGAGGCGAGCCTCAAGGGCATTAACAGCCTTGCCGCCATACGCCAGCGGATCATGACCCCGACAATCAACTAACGCTTACCGGAGCGCTAAACCGGGCGGCAATTGTGCCCCACTCCTACATGCTGAGGTTAAACACATGTCTGATAACGCGGAAAAAAACACCCCCAGTGACGATACCAATGACGATGATCTGAAGGACCTTCTCGACGACGAGGCGGAAACCGGCAATTCCGAAACCGATGAGGACGCGGATGACACCGCGGACCTAACCGATGAGGAGGACGGCAATCATGAGGATCAATCCGAAGAGGAGGATGATACCGGGGGTGACGGGCAGGACACGCGGACTGTCACGCAGGAAAAACTTGAAAGAATATTGCTGAAACGCGCCAAGAAGCTGACAGGCAAGGTTGAAGCATCAACCAAGCGGGCGGACAGGGCCACCGAGGATCTTGAGGCGGCAAGGGAGCAGATTAAAATCCTGCGCCTTGCCGTTGAAAAGAACCAGAGTGCGCCGGACCCCACAGAGCCCGATCCCGAGGATTTCGACCTTGGGCATGAAGACCCGGAGTACCGCAAGGCGCTCAGGACCTTCAACGCCTTCGAGACCCGGAAAACCGTTGAAAAATCTCTTGAGGCACAGGAGAAACAGCGGCAACAGGAAGCCATCGCTGCGCGCAATGCGGCCAAGCTCGAAGAGAATGCGGAAGCGCATTATCGCCGGGCCGCCAAACTCAATGTGAAGGATTACGGAAAAGCGGAGGACGTTGCTATCGCGGCGATCGGCCAAAGCATGACCAACATCATCATCAACGAGTTCGAGGAAAGCGAGCATCTGCTTTATCACCTGGGCAAAAACCCGGACCTTGCAGAAGAACTCGTTGAAATCGCGCAAAGCAATCCGGTGAAGGTGATCAGGAGGATCGACAAAATCATCACCGATATCAAGAAACCTGCAAAAAAAACCACGAACAGCCCAGACCCCGATGAACCTCTTGAAGGCGGCCGCCCGGGTGCGGCGGAAGCCGTCCAGAAGAAATACGAGCGGCTCGTTACGAAAGCGCAGGATTCCAGTAATCCGGACGCCATGAACGAGCTTCGGAATTTCAAGAGAAAATGTCGGAAGAAGGGCATCAACCCTTACCTGAAGGAAAAAGTAAATGGCTAATGATTTCTCAAAAGAAGAGGTTGTTCTCTTCGACAAGGTGTTGGAGAAATTCGACACCGACAACACGGTTGCCAAGCGGGCGGCGAAGTTCTCGCAGCCGGGCAAGGAAATGCAGAACCGGAACGATACTGTCTGGCGTCCCGTGCCGATGATTTCGACGACCGTTGACGGGCTGGATATTTCATCCAGTTACGGAGATGTCAGCGAAATGTCGGTTCCCGCAGTTCTTAACACAATCCCGAACGTTCCGTGGGAGCTGGACGCAAAGGAACTTCGCAATCCCGACTATATGGAGCGAAAGGCCCGATCCGGTGCGCAGGCTCTTTCCGCTCGCCTCAATCGAGATATCGCGGAATGTGTGCGCATTCAGGGCTCGCTTGTGGTCCCGATCACCGGCGCCCTGACCGGCTATGACGATGTTGCTGAAGTTGATGCGCTGATGATGGAGAATGATATCGTTGGCGACAAAACAATGGTCCTGAACGCCCGTGACTACAATGCGATGGCGGGCAACCTTGCCAGCCGGACACTTGGTCAGCGGACGGAGAAGGCCTACAGTGAAGCGTATTTGGGGAATGTCGCAGGTTTCGAGACGTTCAAGACGGGCTTTGCGGCCCCGATGGCGGCGCAGGCGGCAACCCCGACTGTCAACGGTGACCAACGGTATGTCCCGGAGGCCACCGACAGCTCGGGTCTGGTTGACAACCGATCGATGAACCTGACAGTCTCCGCAACAGCGGGTGTTGCGGCTGGCGACAAGTTCACCATCGAAGGGATTAACGCGCTCTCCCATATCAATAAATATGATACGGGGCAGCTCAAAACCTTCACGGTCAAGTCAGTTGTCAATGGCACAGTGCTGGAAATTTCACCGCCGATCATTGTCGGTGATGGAAGCTCGGATATCGAGGATGATTATGCCAACTGCACGAACATTGCGAACGATCTAAGCAACATCGTTTTCCTGAATGCGACGGCGGCAAATTCGAACATCTTCTTCATTGATGATTCAATCGAAATCTTCTCCGGGCGTCTGTCTTTCGACAACATGCCGGGTGTTGCCCGGATGCAGGCGATGACAGACAGCGGCTTCCAGATCACCTATGCGAAATGGGGTAATGGCGCCGCCGGTACTCTCGGCTCCCGTCTGACGATGTTCTACGGGGTCACCAACGTGAACCCGGAAATGAACGGCGTCATGTTCGGCGGACAGCCATAAACTGCGAGGCGGGGCGGAGATTAAAACCGCCCCGCCTGTTCATTTTATTCACAAGGAGGATGTTATGCCGAAAAAGACACGAGGATATGACGCGGACGGCGCCGGAAAATGGTTCGAGGGCGAGCAATTGCCTTCGGGATACTCGCGCCACAATCCGCAAAAGGGGCCTGTCCCGAACCGGGTGGTAACAAACGTCGCGGACGATTTCTCCTATGAGGAAGCCATGAAATGCGAGACCAAGGCGGACCTGAAAAGCTACGCCGCGTCGTTTGGCTATGACCTCGATGACGGTAAAAGCCGCAAGGATATGATGGAGCAGCTCTCCCGGCAGGTCGAGGGCGAGCAATGACCACGGGCACGAAGATCATTGAGCGGGCACTGAGCGAGATCAATGCGCATTCCGTCGTTATGCCCGCCCCTCCGGAAACCTACTCGGCGGCGCTCGAAAAACTCAACAGCATGATCGCGACATGGCTCAAAAAAGGCATCGACATGGGCGCGGCTCAACTGATGGCGCATGGTGAGGAGTTGTATGAGCCGGAGGATGCAACCAACGCGATTGTCTATAATCTCGCCCTCCATTGCGCCCCGGCCATGGAAAACGGCACAACCGTCGTTTCAAGAGAGCTGCGGGCGCTGGCTACAAAAGGATATCACGACGTGGCCGCGTTCTACCAGACGTTTGATACACCGAAGAAGGTGGTTTCCTCCACGCTGCCGCGCGGCGCTGGCAACAAGACCGGTATCTGGAACAGCCCGTTCTTCCCCAAGGGGCATGAACTGGATGATTAGGGTTCCCTTCCCGGCCGGATTCGATGGCGTAAAAGAAATACCCTCGACCAGACGCACGCTGAAAAATTGCTTCAACAATGGCGAGGGAATTATCTTCCAGCGCGCAGGTATCGAGACGATCAGTATGCCGGGCGGCGTTTCACGTGGAACATTCGTCTGGAACGACCATTACCATATCGTCTCGTCCAACGACCTGCTGCGCGTCGACAGCCTGCTGACGGGGGCAACGACCACCATCGGCACGATTGCCGGAACAGCGCCCGTCAGGGCTGCGGCGGGGTTCAACGAGGCAGGGATTCTCGTTGAGGGCGGCGAGGTCTATACTCTCGACAAGGATGATGTGCTGACCAACGTCTCGGCCTTCCCGTTTTTCCAGCCCTGCATCGATGTCTGCTTTATCAATGGCCGTCATGTCTGGATACCGGCAAATGGCGATCCCGCCTTCTATTCCGATGTCGGCAATTCCTCGTCGATCCAGGCATTGTCGTTTTTCGATGCCGAGGAATTGCCTGACAAAAACCGGGCCTGCTGGAACCTTCGCAATACCCTTGGTATCGGCGGAGGGAATTCCATCGAGTTCTTCCGTGATACAGGCGCGACAACGACGCCCTTTCGCCGCGTCTCCGGCGCCCGCGTGGATGCGGGCGTGATCGGCGGTCATATCGAGTATGGGGACACGATTGCCTTTGTCGGTCGCAAGAAGGATCAGGGATTCGGTATCTTCGTCCTTGGTGAGAGCGGTCTGAAGATATCGAACAAGGCAGTGGATGACATCCTCAACCAGTATACGGAAAGCGAACTAACCACTACGATTTCGGGTCGCTTCGTTGATCGCTATGGTCATGACATCCTGACCATGACCTTCAAGCGCCATTCTCTCGGCTTTCTGAAAGGACAGTGGTTCGAGATCGACACCCGTGTCGACGGCTACCAGAAGCCTTGGGCAGGGGGATATGTCCGCCAGATCGACGGCACCTATTACTGCTCATACCGAGGGAATTTCGGGAAACTGAGTGCGGTCAATACAGATTTCGGCGAACCCATGGTCCGCGTCATCGATATCGGGTTCCAGAAAGAGGAGATGGACCGCTTCACATGCCATGACATCGAGCTTGGCATAGGTCAGGGAACGAATATCGCGGCTGGTTCCGTTGCCCTGATGATGAGCCGGGACAATGTGAATTACGGGCAGCCTTTTTACGGCACTCTCGGCGCCATCGGGCAATACCAGCAGCGGCTTCGCTGGAAGTATCCGGGCGGACTCGGGCGCTACGACGGCTTTATGGGGATGCGGCTGTATACGGCTGAGGATATCAAATTTTCCTGCTCCTGGCTGATGGCGGACCTGAAATGAGGATCACGACAAAGCCGGACCACGGAATACGACTTGTTTCTGACGGCGGCATTATCAACTGGACATTCCAGCTGTTCATAGATGATGTGGATGCGCGGCTCAATGACGACCTGCTGGGGCCGGTTTTGAAGATCCCGGATTCCTATGAGGTCGCGGATGTGCCCGATCCGACGAAGTATGCCGGCGCGATCATCTATGTCACGGACGAGACAGACGGGGCGGTTCCGGCTTTCAGCGATGGCACGGACTGGCGGCGCATGACCGACAGGGCGATAATCTCCGCATGATCGAGGAAATACGGGATTTCAGGCGGATCAACAAATTCACGCCATGGAAGGCAAACCTGTCACCGCTGGTGCATTACCTTATGGATGTCCATGACGGCATGGATCGCGGCGTCTGGGTATTCGAGCCCTATCTCGACGGGATGCTGATCCACGGCTGCACCAACCTGAAAGGCATGGCCGCAAAGCAATCCGTAACCGAGGCGATCTGCCGGATGTTCGATGTTCATGATGTGGCAGTGATTTACAGCGTTGCGCGGGAAGACCGCCCGGAAATCGCGGTTATGTCGATATCGGTCGGCGGCCATCGGTCGCATCAGGCTGATGACCGGGTTTTTTACAAATTGGAGGCCGGCAAGATGAAACAAGAGGTGGACAGTCATGGGCAGCGATAGTTTTCTCGGCAAGGTCGCCGATCCGATGGGGTTCTGGCGCGACGATCACTCGGCCCGCGATGCGGCGGAGCTAGAGGCGGCGGCCAACAGGAACGCCATCGCGGAAATCCAGCGGCAGTTCAATCTGACGCAGGAGAATATTGCGCCGAATATCGCCGCCGGACACGAGGCGTTGCCGGGGATGCAGGAGGCGGCGACGGTCGAGGGGCTTGATGCGCGGCTGGGCAAGATTTTCAACTCCGATATTTTCAGCAATCTCGTTGATGAACGCACGCGCGGCGTCGAGGGGCAGCTTGCGGCAGGCGGTTTGACGCGCTCAGGAGCCGGGGTAGAGGCGGCGGCGGCGGTGCCGCAGGATATCGGGCTTGCCTTGGAGGCACTGCTTTCCGGGCGCGAAAGCGAGATTGTCGGGTCGGGCCAGAACGCGGCAGCGGGGCTGGGTGCGCTCGGCAGTCAGTCCTCCGCCCAGATCGCCGATTATCTCGGAAAAAGCGGACAGGCGCGCTCGGCGGGCATCATCACGGACGCGCAATCAGATGCGTCGCGGCGACAGGGAGCCATTACGACCGCCGCATCGGTGGCCGCCATGTTCTTTTCCGATATCCGTCTGAAGAAGAATGTCGAGAAGATCGCCGATGTTGACGGGCTCGGCATCTATCAATGGGACTGGCGACCGGAGACGGACGGCACGATGGTCGAACTGTGCGGCAACATCGGCTTTATGGCCCATGAGGTCGAGGATCGATATCCGGAATTCGTGCATGAAGTTGGAGGCATCAAGGTGATCAACTATCCGGCATTGCTCAAGGAGATCGACCATGGCGACATTGTATAACGCCCACGGGGCCAGCCTTGCCCCCGATCCGACGGAGGCACTACGGACGCTTATGGGAGCGTTTGGCACCCGCCAGCAGCGGCAGGACCGGCAGCGCGAAATTGACGAAAGTCAGGCGCAGAAAGAGGCGGAGGCGCAAAAGCAGGCGGATATCCAGATGGCGCTGCAAAACCTGTTTCAGGGTCGCCATGCACGGCAGGGGCAGGAGCCGACGCAAGAGGACGTGGCGGCGGAAACCGGACGGCTGTCCACCCTCGCCGCCCTGAACCCGACTCTGGCGAAAACCGTGTCGGAACTTCTCAAGTCCGGCGATGAGCAGCAAATGGAGGCTGTCGGGAGGGAGGTCGAGAACGGCGTGCGCCTTGCAAAGCAGCTCAAGGATGCACCGGATTTCGTCTCGCGCAAGAAGGTGCTTTCTGAAATCGGGCGGCAATATTCAGTCGAGGACAAGCCGCTTGACCGCATCGTCCATCTTTCCAACATGACGGAGGGCCAGCTTGACACCGAGATCGATCGCATGATGCTGGCCGGTCAGGAGGTCAAGGATCTGCTGGCGCCTGCTCTTCCTGCTAAAACCCGCGAAGTAAAGCGCGGCAATGAGATTGTGACCGAAGAATGGAACTCTGCCTCAGGAACGTGGAGACGGATCGCCAACTCTCCTCGCTTCAAGGAAAATGAGGGCGATGATCGAACCAGCTTCATTGTCGACAATGATCGCAATATCCTTTTGCAGAAGCTGGAGGGAACCACGCCCGACGACCTTATCAAGCGCACGGTGAAAAGCACCGACACAGGATTTCCTAACCCGGACTATGACCCGTATCTCACCGCGCAAATCCGCAACGCGCTCAAGAAGAAGAAGGGGGACGATCCGGAGTTTGACCGCTTCCAGCAACTCTTTGCCGGAAAGAAATCGGATGTTGCCCCGAAAGCTGCCCAGGAAGAAGGCGGCAGCGAGGAGACGCGAACACTTGGCGGCAAGACCTATGTCAAGATCAACGGCAAATGGTTTGAGCAATGAATGACACCACCGCGCGCCGCCGGGAGCGCAGGAATACCGTTTTTCCGCAAAATCCCGGCATGGCAAATAACGCCACGGCACGGCGGATGGAACGCCGACAAGGCCGCCCGGCCCTTAAGGAAGTCATCGATCCGGCGCTTGTCGAAAAGCTGAACGCCGGGCCCCGCGAGGTTACCGACCCCGCTCTGCTGGCGCAGCTGAACGCGCCGCCGAAAGAAGTGACGGACCCTGACTTGCTGGCAAAGCTGAACGGCAAGGCCCCTGACCGTCCCCTGTTCTCGATGACGGAAACCAACCCGGCGAAACTCTCTGAATTCCAGAGCGCGATATCAAGCGGGATTCAGGGTTTTGGCAATGTGCTGGGCGACACCCTGAAGGCGGGCGCAATTGCTGACGCCAAGATGGGGTTTATCGACAAACCTGAAGAGGGCGTTCTCTATCAGGCGGGGCAGTGGATCAGTGATTTCTTCGCCAACGCCGAAACCAACCCGGAGTATACAGGAGAGCTTTCCGACAAGATCGGGCAGGGAGTCGGCTCGACAGGGGGCTTTCTCGCAGGCGGCCTTGCGGGCGGAACAGCCAAAGGCGCTATGGCCGCCGCCGGTGTTATGGGAGCAGGATCACAGGCGACGAACCAGTATATGGATGCGCTCGACAAAGGCGCTTCGCTGGAAGATGCTTACAACGCGGCCGGGCTGGGCGGCCTTGTCGGCACGACGGAGGCCATTCCGATTGTCAGGCTGCTCGACCGTCTCGACAAGGGAACCAACGGCGGCATCAAGAGCGTGATTATCAATGCGGCCAAGGGCGGCACGGAAGAAGCCGTTCAGGAAGCCTTTCAATCCATTGCCAGCAACCTGATTGCGTCCGATCTGATCAAGTACGACCCGGAGCGGAAAATATTTGAATCCGCTGCCGAAGGCGCAGGCATTGGCTTCGGGATCGGCGCGCTGTTCAATACGGTTGCCTCGATATTCGGCTTAAAGGGCCGCAGAGGCCGGTCAGCCGATCCCGCGTCACAGATGCGCCCTGAGCCTGAAATTGCCGAAACCGGCGAGGATACGGGGCAGGAGCCGGCAAGTGGTCGGCAGGACGTGTTTGAAGACTCGCAAGTCGCCGCATCCAGAACGCCACCAGAGCAGGAGGGAAGCGCCGTCACCGGGGTGGAGACTGAACCGACTGCGGAACAAGAGCCGGTTGCGGCACTGCAGGATGACGCAGGGCAACCGTCACCCGATGAGGGAGATGTCTCTTTCAACCGCGCGCCGGACAGGATGGCACAGGGCGAAAACTTTGCCGGAATGCGAAAGGATGCGCCGGGTGATCCGGCAAGCCGCGATCTGGCTGATCCGGTGCGGCGCGACAAAATACTCAAGGATTTTTCGCGCGCCCTCGATGTGCCGTTCTATCAGGGGCGTATACCAGCACAGATGAAGGCCGAGGGCTTCCATCGCAAGGGTGTCAATGAAATCCGGACCCGCAAGGCGAACGACATCGAGGTGGTCGCCCATGAGGTCGCGCATATGATCGACGACCGGGCCCCGGAAATTGCAAAGCAATACAAGGCAAACAAGGTGTTCAGGGATGAATTGCGTGGCGTCTCCTACGACAAGAAGAAGATTCATGAGGGGTTCGCCGAGTTCGTGCGCCTGTGGTCGACGCAACCGGAAAAAGCGGCAGAACTAGCCCCGCAATTCAACGGCTGGTTCAACGATTTTGTTGCCCGCAACGAATATGGCCCGGCGCTTCAAAAGGCACGAACAGACATGACCGCATGGTTTGATCAAGACGCCCTGAAGCGCGCCCGTTCGAAGATCGGCGAGGCGGAGGAAGGGTTACCAACCAATATCGGGGGGCGGCTGCGGCAGGCCGTTGTCGACGATCTTCACGGGCTGCGAGAGATGGAGAATGACCTTCTGGGCGAAATTACGCCTGTCGGCCTGTACGAGACCGCCCGTCTTTCACGAGCAAAACATTCGATGATAGAGGGCGCTCTGACAATCGGAGCCCCGAAGGTCAATGCCGACGGCAGCCACAGCTATGTCGGCAAGGGGTTGAAACAGATACTGGAGCCGGTCGCCAACAGGCAGGAGGAATTCTGGACCTACGCGGCGGGCCGTTCAGCGCGCGAACTGATGGGGCAGGGTCGGGAGCATCTGTTCACCAAAAACGAAATCGACGCCATGACGAAGATGGAGACGCCCGCCTTTCGCAAGGCGTTCGATGAATATCAGGCATGGAACAACCGCATTCTCGACTTTGCCCAGGCGAAGGGCGTTATTAACTCCGACAACCGCAAAATGTGGATGCGCGCAGAGTATATTCCGTTCTATCGCGTCGGCACACGCGGCGCAAAGGGCAACAAGGGAACCGAGGGTAACTGGAAAGGAATACAGCGCCTGACGGGCGGGACAGAAAATCTTCAGGATATCGCCAAGAATGTCGTGCAGAACGCAGCCACCCTGATTGACGCAGCGCTCACCAATGAAGTCCGTTTGAAAGCTGCTCAACTGGCATCGGGGCCACGCGGGGCAAAGTTCATGGCCAAAATACCGAAGGATCAGGTTCCGGTCTCCGTTGAATCCGCTCAGATCGAGAAGGCGCTTGTTGATGCCATGGGGGCCGACAGCAAGGCGGATATGCCTGTCGACATGCAGATCATGCTCGACAAAATGACAGCGGATCTTGGGCCCTTTACCGAATTCATCCTGCGCGGCCAAGCCCCGCAGGGCGGCAACATCGTGGCCGCGCTTGAGAATGGCAAACCTGTGTTTTTCGAGGTAGCCGATCCGCTTGTGCTTCGGTCGCTGATCGGGCTAAATCGCCCCTCGAAGAACTGGATCACGAAGGTCTTGAGCCTTCCAAAGCGGCTCGGGCAAGCTTCCATCACGCTCACACCGGACTTCATGGCCGCGAACCTTGCCCGGGACACGGCGCTTGGCAGCATTATGTCCCGGTCGGGATTTGTGCCGCTGCTTGACAGTCTCCGGGGCATCAAGTCACGTGTGACGCAGGATCAAAACTACAAGGACTTCATTGCCAACGGCGGTGGATTTTCATCCTATCTCGTGGACGAGGAGGCCTTTACCGCACATCTGGAGAAATTCTATACCAAGAAAGGCATCAATCCCCACAATGTCCTGAATGTGCCGCGCAAGATGTTTTATGCGCTGGAAGTTATGGCTGACGCGGCGGAAATGTCAACCCGGCTCGGGGAGTTCCGGCGCGCCCGGGCACTTGGTGAGCATCCTCGTCACGCTGCTTACCGGGCGCGGGAAGTCTCGACGGATTTTGCCATGCGCGGCGGCGGACTCCGAAGGGGGCACGAACTGCATGACAAGTTCGATGATATCGCCGAAGGTATCGGCTTCATGTATGACACGGTGATCTTCCTGAAAGCCGCCGCGAACGGCATCGACCGGACCTATCGCGGATTTACACAGGACAAGAACAAGGCGGCGATTGCGGCCAAAACAGGGATGCTTGGGCTGATGAGCGCGGCGCTGTGGTATCTCAACAAGGATAACCCGCTCTATCAGGACCTTGAGGATTGGGACAAGGACACGAACTGGCATTTCTTCGTTCCGAAATTCGACACGCCGGATGACGCTCCTGTCGATGAGCGGTTTCATCATTTTCGCTTTCCGAAGCTCTGGGAGGTCGGGGCTGTCTCCTCAGCCGCGGAACGCACCATGGAGGCAATCGACAAGAGCACCCCCCTTGAGGGCGCCAGGAACGTTGCAAATGTCGCCCTCAGCACGTTCGGCCTTGAATATATTCCGCAGGCCTTCGCGCCGCTCTATGAGGTGTACTCAAACAGGAACCGATTCACAGGACGTCCTGTCGAGGGGATGGCGCAGGAGGCTGTCCAGCCGTGGGCGCGCAGCAACACATCAACCTCGCAGACCTTGCGCACTGCAGGCGAAACGGTTCGTAATGTGCCGGGCCTCAACCGGGTATCGCCGGTTCAGGCACAACACCTGCTGCGGGGATATTTCAATACATGGGCAGCTTACGGACTCTCGATTTCAGACGGAATCTTCTTCGATAATGCGCCGGATTTGCGGGTCGACCAGTATCCGGTCATCAAGCGGTTCTACCGCCAGCAGCCATCCCGGTCCTCGAAGGCGGTCGGAGATTTCTACGATGCCCTGAAGGAAGCGACCGAGACGCGGCGGACCATCAAGCAGCTTCTGAGTAGCGACCGCGAAGCCATGGCGCGCGAACAGGAATTCACCGAAGCCAATCGTCTCTACGGGCCTCTCAATAATGCCAAGAAGTTCATGCGGGGGTTTAGCGGCGAAATCAGAAAGGTCTACAATACGAAAAACCTCAAGGAAACGCGGAAACTTGCCAAGCAGCAAAGCAAGATTACGAAGGGCAACATCGTTGTCAGTGCTCAGCGCGCCGGAACATGGCGAAGCATGGGAGCGCTCAAGGCCATGATGCTGGATAACCTTATCAATGAGCGCAACAATTATGCGAAGAAAGTAACATCCGAAATAGCCAAACAGCGCGGGTCACAGGAAAAGAGCAAATAATCCCGGACTTGCGCGGCGCGCCTTAAATGTGCATATAATGCGACATGAAAAAACTTATCCTGATAATCGCCATGGTTTCGCTTGCCGGATGTTCGAGAGCAATTTTGGCAAATGAACATGGTGTCACCTATGACCGGGTTGGTATCGCAAAGCGGGCCAAGGTCGCGGCGGCTGCGGCAAAACACTGTCAGAAGTATGACAAGCACGCGATCCTTGTGAATGACGCGGGCACCATGGGCGCCATGGGAATGCTGACGTTCAAATGTGAATAGCTGAATTTTTTTAATCGATGCGAAACAGGCCCTTCGGGGCCTTTTTTTATGGGGAAATCATGGCAGCGAGAATTGACGAACGGACCCAATTTGTCGACGACGGTGGAAACCCGATTGTCAACGGCAAGATATATATCGGCGTTGCCGGACTCGACCCGAAGCTTAATCCGCTTGATATCTATTCGGATCGCGAATTGACGGTTCCGCTGGAAAACCCCCAGCCGACGGATGCCTACGGGCGATCCACGGCCAAGATATGGGTGCCGGATAAATATTCAATCAAGGTCGAGGATGAAGCCGGAAACCAGGTCCTGCAGGACCTTGACAGCGGCACTACTAGCGTTGCCGGATATACATCCATCAGCGACATTCTCGGAACCAACGATATTACCGGATCAGCCTCATTCACGATCAGCCAGTATATTGATTTGCAAATCTATGTCTTCAGGGCATTCGCAGATAATGACGCCGCCACGACGCTGAATATTGACGGGGTGGGGGCAAAACCGGTCACCAGATCCGGCGGCGCGGCTCTTGTTGGCGGCGAGATCAAGGGAACCGACATCGTGATGGCCGTCTGGAACGAAGAGGAGGATCGTTTCGAGATTGACCAGATCTTGGACAAGGCCGTGACCCTCGACAAGATGGCGGACTTTACGCGATCTTCCCTGCTTGTCGGCGCAGTGGGAAACAGGCCAGCGGAAAAATTTCTTGATGATGGTAGAATCGCTATCGGCAATGGATTGGACATTGTGACGACCATCTTGAAGGCATCGAATGTCCCCTATACTAACACAACATCCGGATTAGCCGCAGAAGATGTTCAGGACGCCCTTGACGAGGTTGCGGCCTACGGCGCGGCGGCGCAGATCGACTATGACAACAGCGCGTCGGGCCTGACCGCGACCGATGTTCAGGACGCCCTTGACGAGGTTGCGGCGGGCGGCGCGCCCGTTTCCCTGACGGCGATCTCACCCTCCGGGACATCATCCTTTGAATTTGACATTCCGGCTGGCGCCAAGCGGATAAGTCTTCTGTTTTCCGGGATAAAAAGAACCTCCGCCGTGATTGTCTCTGTGCGGCTGTCGACGGCGGCCGGAGAAGAAGCCACGGGCTACGGCGGGTCCACCGCGTTTTTTGATGACGTAACCGCGCTTCAAACAACACCATTCTCATCCGGCTTTTACCTGCTTCCGGCCGAGGCGCAGGTCACCGCCCAGTTCAGCGGCGAGATGACGCTGTCGTTGCTGGACGGCGATACCTGGGTTTGTCAGGGCGGGGCTTGTTCACCAACCGGCGGCGAAGGTGCGGCAACTTTTGGCGGGGGCAAAACTCTGGCCGAAGAGCTGACGAAAATCAGAATTCTGGTTGGATCGGGCACATTCAACGCCGGGACCGTCAACGTGATGTATGAATGATTTTTTTAAAGGGATTAGATAATGACCGAAGGCCACGAAAACGGACTGAACAGAACGCTCGGACGGCTGGAAAGCAAGATCGAGAGCGCCGAGAAATCCCGCGAGAAAATATACGAGAAGCTGGATGATCTGGTCAAGATATCCGGGGCCACGAACACGGCGCTGGCGCTATTGCAGGAAAATCAGCTTTTTATGCGGAAACAGCAGGACAACGTTATCCTTCCCGCCATCGCCGACTACAAGAAAAACAAGAGCCTCGGCGTCGGACTTCTTGCGGGGGTCGGCGTGGCCGGAGGCAGTATTGGCGCTGCTCTCACGAAATATCTGCCCTTCTGGGTGAAGTGATGACAGACCCGCGCAACAAGGTCGGCCCCTACTGGCTGGACGAGGCCCGGAAATATATCGGCGTCGAGGAGATAAAAGGCCCGCATCACAATGAGAATATCATTCGCTGGTGGAAAAAGATAGGGTCGCATTTCCGGGACGATGAAACGCCATGGTGCGCCGCCTTCGTCGGCGGCGTGCTTGAGGAGTGCAGTCTCAAATCGACCCGCTCCCCCGCCGCCCGGTCCTACCTCAAACTCGGCGCGCATCTGCACCGCTCGGCGCTTGGGTGCATCGTCATCTTCTGGCGCGGCAAGCCCGACGGCTGGTCCGGCCATGTCGGCTTTGTCGTTGGCGAGGATGAGCACGGCAACCTGATGGTGCTGGGCGGCAACCAGGGCGATGCCGTCAGTATCCGCCCCTTCGCGCGCGCGCGCGTCCTCGGCTACCGCTGGCCGGGGATCTGGCCATACCCCTGGCGCTATGACCTGCCGCTGATCACGGGCGGCGGAAAACTCTCCACCAACGAAAGCTGAAAGGAAAATATCATGCTTGACGCACTTAAAGGCAAGAAAACCTACATCACCGCGGTTGTTGCGATTGTCGTCGCGGCGGGCGCTTATCTGACGGAAGAACAGGACCTCGCCACCATGATTGAGCAGGTCTTTGCCATTGTCATGGGCGTCACCATCCGCGCCGGGATCGGGGGTGCCAAATGAAATATGCCCTCATTCTGGCTGTGCTGGCCGTCAGCGCCTGCACCACACTTTCCCCGACACAGTCCTTGATTGCGGGCTGCAAGGACGCCACGGCGGCTTACAGGCTGCTCACGCCGATGATTGACGACGGAACAATCTCGAACAGGGACACCCTGCAGCATATCAAGGCGGCAAGCGATTCCATTTCAGCGATCTGCACGAACAGGCAGTTCATCCTTGATCCGGACATTCCAAACGCGGCGGCGCTGGTTGCCAGCCAAGCTGTCTATCTTACAACCATCTTGACGGAGGCGAAATAATGGATCCGGTCCTTGTCGCAAAAATGATCGAGCTTGCCGTGAGCGGCGGCATCACGATGTATGCAAATTACCAGGAGCAAATCGCGTCGGGCGAAAAGACGCTGGATGAGGTTGTCGTTGAAGTGGACGCCATGATTGCCGATCATACGGTTGCCAAGGCAGCGCTGGACGCCGCTATCGCAAAAGCGACTGATGGTTAGGAAAATTATTCCTGCCGCAGTGCGGTAGCTTCACCGAAACCTTCACTGATTTAAATTATGAGAGCGTCCGGGGCGAGAGCTTCGGGCGCTATTTTTGTGTCTAAATCAATATCTTGGAAATGGTGGGCGTAACAAGATTCGAACTTGTTTCCAATCATGAAATCCAAAAAGACATAAAATTTTATTCAACATTCTTACCAGTTATTTCTTTATCGAACTTTCGTGATGCGACTGATATTTTCTTTATAAGACGCAACCGTATCTTATGTGCTTCTGCTTCCGTCATAAGTCCGTGTATTTTTAGGAGATTAATAGCTCTATTGTGAGCGTCAAAAGTTTCAGCGTCCTTATCAGAAATATTCGAAATTTGCTCACGCAATGTTGGAGCTAACGCGCCAAAATTAACTTTCATTTTTATTTCTCCGTTAGTGCTTTGATGGCTTCTTTCAACCACTCCATATGCGGACGATCAATATCTTCCTCATAAGCATCACAATCAAATCCTTCCATTGGACCGATATCTTCCAGAAATTTCGGTTCTGGGTCCAGTGGCACAATCGCGTAGCCGGATGCGACAATTCTGTCGTATGCATTACAGGCGCAGCTGCAATATTCATCTGGGGCGCAACAAATGCCTCGCAGTTTTTGCGATTGGCATCCGCCTGCGTCCGTGACTATACTCCTGAGTAATTCGTAGAGTTTAATGTCCGTCGGCTCTTTCTCTGTGAGTTCAGTCATCGGTTGCCCTTTCCTGTATTCTCGTCATTTCTGCGTTCCATTTTTTAATGGCGGTTTTTAGGTATTGAGTTTCCACGAAATGCCCGCAGTTCTGGCACTCGACGAATGATTTGATATGTGAGCCGCCCCAAACAATCGGAGTGGAATCACCGTCACATTTCTTGCATGGCATCGGGTTCATTATTAAGCTCCTTCCGGCATTGTAAGAACCACGCCCTGCTCGCTGTACGTGCGGACGATGGTATCCAGGTATTCGGTCTTTTGTTTCGTCGTCATGAGCCGCGTTACTGAAAAATCCAGCGGCTCCGCCATAAGCGCGAGTTTCTGCTCATAGGTCATCGGGCGGACAACTGCGTCATACTGCTCCCTGAATGCCTCGTTATGCGCCCGCAGTATCGGAACCCCTATCGTAAGCTTGCATTCCGCGCGGACCTCCTCCGGCGTCCTGTCGCCAAGCTGTTGCGATATCTCGTTTATCCACAACCGTTGAAGCCGGTTTTGTTCGGTGGACCGCCGCCTGCCGTCAAAAAGCTGGAGCGTGAACGGAACCGCGCGGGCGTTGATAAGGTGAATCGCCATATCCCGGTCGGTCGCGGTTTCTATGGTCCTTGTGATTGTGGTCATTGCGATTTCCAAGCCTCATAATCACGTTTGAGCGCAGGCAGAATAATGTGCGCCATCCACCAGTCCGCGATCCCGCCAGGCCATGTATCGTGCGACCTGTGACAGGCGCCGCAAAGCGCCGCCGTGTAATAGTCATGGTTTCTTGATTGCGCCCCGAAATTCATGTAATTAATGTGCGCTCCCACGACGGTTCCGTCCCGGCGTCCGCAGGCCCGGCAGGTCCTCCCCTTATAGCTCTTGAGATACGCATCATCCCTGTGCTTATGGGGCTTTGGGTGAGCAAAATCCGACGTATCAACGGGCGTATGCTTTTTCTTTAATCTATGCCGGCGCATTAAGATTTTTCCCCTTCAATCGCGCGATTTCCTTTTCCTGCGCCTCGCAAAGCTTCTGCAAGGCCTTCAGGTCCGTCACCAGCGGCCCTGTACCATAAATTCCATGCCCAGCCCGCATCAAGCGCCCCTCGCGGCAAAGCCGGTTCAGGGTGGGATTTAGGCTCCCCAGAGGCATACGCGGAACCTCGCGATGGATATCCTCCATATCCATCGGCCCTTTCTCCGCCAGAATTTTGAGTATGGCTTTTACGTAAGTCATGTTGCCTCCTTTTGCGCCTCAAGCATCGCGAACAGCTCATCCCTCCGGGCCGACAGGACCGCCACTTGCGATTCCAGCATTTCCCAGATATCCCTGTCCGGTGACAGGCGGATTGAAACCGGCGGCAATACATCGTGATAGAAAAGCAGGTCAAGCCACTCTCTCTCGCAGATCATCAACTGGCCCTGCGTTTGCGGCATGTAATCCGGCGGACATGTTTTTTCGATCCTGACATACTCCATCGCCTTGATATGGTTTTCGGCCTTGAGGCATTTTATTTCGAGAATGCCGTCACTCCCGACCAGCCTGTCAGGAGAGCAGCCCATGGTCCGTGCGTCATTGGTGATAAATCCTCCGGGATCAAGCGTAACGTCGCGCGTGAATTCATAGTAGGCCGCCGCGTCCTCCTCAAGCGCATGGCCCCTGTCCGAAGCGGTATTACCTGCCCACGGGTCAACCCGCTCGCTGACGAACTTCTCCGCCGCCAGCGTTCTGGCGTAGGTATCAATCGCCTTTGACGGCTTTCCTGTTGACGTGACAAGATTGTCAAAACAGGAGGCTGTCGGCAGGCCGATTCTGAGCGCGTACCAGTCAGGGCTATTCTGCGGCACGTTGCTGATAATCATGACCGCACCTTCTTTTCATTCAGCGCGGAGATTGCCCCCTGGAATTTGATGGCGGGCAATTCATCCAGCGCCGAAACCTTGAGGTATTTCAGGAAGGGGGTGGTTTCGGTATTGGTCTCCTTCATAAGCGCGATAATCCGCTCTTTCTGGTCTGCGGAGATGAGCTGAACGGTGTTCCCGTCGTTATCATCCTCGCCAACCGCGACATTGAATATCTTCTTGAGCAAATAGCGCATGCCATACGTATCGGCAGCTCCTGACGCATGCGTCAATGTCATCGCATTACCGCCCTTTGCACCCTTGCCATCCGCAGGCATGTCCTTTCGATATGTGCGCGTGAATCCACCATCATGCGCAACATAGGCAAGCACACGAATATGGTCTGGCTTATCCGTGTCTCCCTCATCAAAACTGACGGAAAATCCATGCTTGGTGTAGATAGGCCTTAATGCCCTGTCCATCGCGGCATACGAGGCATATTTGCTCTTGGTTTGATCGTTGTACATATCGGTGGATATCTGCCCCATTTCCTCTTGCGCCGCCTTCATAGAGGTATTGAAGGCCTGCTCCGCCGTATGGCTTGTTATCCGCTCGTATAGAGCCATAACCCTTTCCAGCTTTTCAACGTCCGTGTTCGGATCGCGAGACGCCCGGCTTATAATCTCCATAAGGGATGTGGCTTGAACTTCTTCCTCAATCTTCGCAACTTCAGTCATCTGTTTTCTCCATCATATATCCGGTTCCGCCGCATTTCTCGCAGGGAATCACCCTGATCGTGTTGCCGTGCATGACGGGGATTCCGCCGTCATCACATTCATCACAGGGCACAAGGTGGCCCTGATCCCACGCCCGGCGCACGTCTCCGCCAAGGCTGTCGAGGAAGGTTTTTTCAAGGTTTGTCATTGATCGTTCTCCCGTGGTTTCCGTCGTTCCGCCTCCTTCGCGATCCGCTGTTGCACTTCCTCCGGGCGGGCGTTCCAGTCCGGGCTGTTGCGCACGGTGTCGAATGCTTCCTCGAAGGTGCGGAATTCTGTTAGGCTGTGCAGGGTCATTTCTTCACCCTCATCGCTACCTTCTCGACGACAGACAGAGTGTCCGCCTTACGATTGCAAGCCTCATGCGCCAGCGCATAATTGCTCATATGATCCGGTCCTCCATGTCGCCGCGCAACAAGATGCTCAAGTGTCGCGGGGTCTTCGTCAGTGAACTGGTTGCCGCAAAAGAAACACTCGTTTCCGTCGCGATCAATCAGGCGATCTACATCCTGCTTTGATTTGCTGCTCTTGGTGGGGCTGGGATGGGCATCCAGTGTGTGGGAACCATGTCGCGACGAGAGCGGTACCAACAATCCTTCTTCCAGAAATCGATTCCTACGAGCAGGTGTTCATAGCCGACCTCATTACCTCTATATACCAATAGGCGCGTCCCGTCCCTCGGCGCTGTCTCAATCAATTGCCACGTCATGTGATTTCCTTTACTTCAATCTGGACAATCCGCCAGCCGAGGCCGTAGAGCCGCGCCCATGTTTCATCAATGCTCTGTTCGCCATATGTCGGATCGTGGTAGTCCTCGCAGAACCGCTCCTTCACGCGATCCTCGTCAAAGCCGGTGTAGTTGAGGTTGATTTCGTTCTCGAAGCTGGCCGGGAACTTGATTGCGTAGCCTTTCTCAGTCATGATAATCCACCTCAACGTCAATGCCGCCGCTCATTCGGCATATTTGCGGGTTACCATCGGCAAATAGTTGCTCTATCCAACCGGAGCCGAGATCTAAATTATCAAGCGATCCATTTAGAGCTTCGTGAGGATCAATATTGCCCACGCCAAACGCATTGGCGATCTCTTGCAGATCGGCGTCGTCAAACGTGATTGATACAATTGCGCGATATTTTGTCATTTCATTCCTCCCGGCGTTAGTTCGTCAATCCTGTGCGCGATCATGTATGCGCCCGCTGCGCTGCGTGTCTCCGGTTTCCGCCTGGCAAAGAACGCCAGTAGGAACAAGCCAGTTGCCCCGCCAACAGCATAAACGGCAAAAGTCAGAAAGCCGGGGGATGTGATGAACTCAGTCATTTTCAAACTCCTACAACATCGCGGAACCGCTCAGAGCCATAAGCGCCGCGCGTTTCCTCGATGATTTCCGTCAGTGTGTATATGGCCTTGAGCTTGCCCTTTTGCTTAATGAACTGCTCCGTTCCATACTGGCAAGCGCCCGTCACAACGCGATAGACAACAGCCCATTCGTGCGGCGTTTTGACCGTATCGGCGGGCATGTCGCGGTATTTGGACATATCCCGATCCGCCGTCTTGAAGGACAGATCAGCAAGCGCCGATTCCAGCGTCTCGCCATGCGCATTATGTTCGCCTTGCGAGACGACATACATCCGGTTACCAACAAGTTCGCCGTCCTTGAACGCCGCCTTGCGGCAAGAGCGGATCGTAATGTCATCGCGGGTTTTTGTGGACGTGACGACGCATCCGATACCGTCAAAAACCTCGACTTTGAAATTAAGAAAATCGGTGTTGTAGGCGAGGTGAGAAACTGTCGCCAGCGCGTTGGCTGTGAGGGTTGCGCCCTCCCCGACATAGACATTGCCGCATTTCGCCAGCGCATCGAGGGTGAGGGTTGCGCCCTTCCCGACATCGACATAGCCGCATTCCGCCAGCGCATCGAGGGTGAGGGTTGCGCCCTCCCAGACATAGACAGAGCC